GAGAAAGTTTTTTTGTTTTGGTTTCGTGTCAGAAATGACGACGAAGTTCTTGAATCAACCCGATGATTCAAACCATAAGCATGTGGATCATGCCAGACATTCAGAAGTCCCTGAATTGTCTGCAGAGGGGCAGTGTGGCTCTGATGAGCCAAGGCCGCAGTGGACGTACCACGCTGCGGTGGACCAGTTTGTGAGCGCTTTTGTTACTCTTGTGAGTGACTTCGGTGCTCCCCAACCTGTTCAGGTCAGTCTTGAATATTCTATTCGTGACTTTTTGTCCTGTTCGGATGAGATGACGTATTGGGCTCGCGCGAAGAATCTAGTTTGCTTTTTTAAGGCACTATACTTACGCGACTCGCTCTCTGACGTCACTGGCTACAAATTTGTTGGTCATTGGAAACGATGGGCCAAAAGTCGCATGCACTTTAACCGGAGAAATACGTCCTTGTGGGCGTCCGTTTTTAAGCTGAAGAATGCGGCGTGCCGCCTCACGGAGAGGGCAGCTGTTGTAACAATGCATAAGCATTCCGCCTCGATTGGAAAGAGGAAGGAAGCTTCTATGAATGAAGTAATGGAGGCTATTATGACAATTGAGCCGATCCTTGATGGCTGTGCGCGCGCCGTGCAGCGCGACTTTGAAGGTGGAGCCTGGAAAGTTCCGCCTGCTGCGTCTAACTCTGCTAGCTATGAGTCTTCTAGAAAGGACTTTGGCCAGATTGGGCACTTCATGGATTCTGTTTTTGGGGAAGGTTCCCCCATCGTTTGTCCTGGGTTGGACTTCGTTGGATTTGGGCCTCAACAGCGGATGCATAATGGAGGGCTCCTGAGGGACGCGCCAGCATTTTCTCTAGACGGGTACAATGCCCGTCTGAATTACGTCATGGGGGAGGAGTCTCCCGTGGCCTTTACGACGACTTTCTATCAGGAAATTACTGTCGATGGAATTCGTTACGAGAACTCTTGGTTCGACACATACCATTTTCCGTCATCTGAAAACTATTGGTCCAACGAAATCATGATCCAGGCCTACAAGGCCATGGACCGTGACGTGGCCCTGGCGAAGGTGGCGGCTGTGCTCGAACCATTTAAGGTACGCATCATAACTAAGGGTGAGGCGGCGCTGCAGTACATGTCTACGCACATTCAAGTGAGTATGCATGACTATCTCCGAACCCTTCCGTGCTTTCGATTGATTGGGAAATCCCCTTTCACGTCGGACATTGAGGATATTCGGGATGAGATGCTCAAGCATACTGCGGAACTTCGCCGTCTCGGTCTTGGTGCTCTGGTGGACACGCTTCTCGTTTGGGGCTCTGCGGATTTCTCAGGGGCCTCAGATGGGACGGTCTCGCTTCTTCGCGATGTACTTCTGAGTCTTGTTTTACGGTTCTTACCCGTTGACTGGCAGGCCCTTGGCGCTGCCTGTAACGGCGATCATTTTGTGACGTATCCGGGCCCTCTTCTCTATCCCTCAATGGGTGAATTGGGAGTACCTCCGGCCGTCCTCCAGCAGCTTGGCACGCTCATGGGGGAGAAGACATCTTTTGTCATTCTCTGTCTGGAGGTACTGGTGGCTCACGTTAGCGCGCTTCGTCGTGTCGGTGATCCCAGGTCCCTGGATGATATTATCAAGAGTGTGCTTATTAACGGTGACGATCGGCTGTGTTTGACGACTCGGGATGCTGAGGCGGAATTCTGGCGATTCAACAAGCTGTACTTAGGCTTTGAGGAGTCTAAGGGCAAGTCTTACAAGCATCCCAGGTACGCCAACATCAACAGTCAGTCATACATCTGCGATCTCACAGGGCCCTGTTGGAAGGTCCCCGTCCGCTGTTCTGGACTCGAATGGGGCCAGAAGAAGCTCGACGAGCCCTTTGACCCGACAGCTGTGATTACCCAGATATTGGACGGATGCTTCGACTCTGCGATGGAGTGGACTGTTCTTCAGCGTTATTTTAGCCGCTTCGAGGGGGCTCTTGAGAAATGGGCCGGCGGTCGGTGCCTCTTTGCTCATCAGTCTTTGGGCGGGTGCGGCGCTCGACTCCCAAGCGTGCATGGAACGAAGCGATGTCGAACCAGCCGTGGACTATGCTATCACCGGCCGGGACTCCGCTGGAAGACTTCTGTCAGTCACGAGCAGCTTGCGGTCGCGAGTGGTCTTATGCTTGGCGGGAGTTTGGCTCCCTTGTACGGGCCTCATTTGGAAGCACAGGTTCAGCCTCCGGAGCTTTTCAGAAGCCCTTGGAATGTCTACGGCAAGCCAAATTACTGGACTGCCGCCGACCACGTTTACAAGGAACTGGGTGATCAGCACAAGCGATTGATACGGGAAGTTGGAACCCGGGTTACGCTCGATCCGGGACAGTTGCTTAGCTCGCGGTTGGTTGTGCAGGAACAGGGTTCGACTGCTATCCGCGAGACTGAGGTGGTCAATTTCACCTGGGAGTGTCCCTGCGGTCAGACTGTTTCGCGGGATCGTGACTGTTGTGTCGATCGCCAGGCCCGCCAGTGCAGTGTTTGCGAGCTTTGGAGCGTGGGTCGCCTCTGCGACTGCTGTGGTTCCGCTTATCGTGGGGCCAGAGCGGTCCGGGCACTCGCATCCATCTTGAGGCGGCCTTCGTCGACTCGCTATGTCCCGTCCGGTGTGAACCTCTCCGCGCAGCGACTTGAGCGCCTTGGTTATGTACCGCCGGCTGAGGACGAGTTTGACGTTGCTCTTAAAACGTTCGTGACACAGTGTCACCTCCTCGTTGATAGCGACTTGGAGCTTTCCCCCGCCGCTAGGTACAGTGGTCGCGGGATTGATTTGTGGGGTGAAGATCCTTCGTGGCGCCTACTCAATCCATCCTTGGTCCGATGGTGAGAGTTTCCGTGCCCAGGTTCCCAGGTAGTTAATGG